TAACGCTATGCACCCTAACAAACTTACCAAGTCTTCCCTCCACGGGCCTATCTTCGGTGAGTACATGTCCTTTAGGGTGATTCACGTTAACCATAACACCTTCGTACAACGGAGCCGCTTCCTTAATACAATTCTCCGTGTACACTCGGCGGACGGGACGACCTTTACCAAGAGAACGACTGGTGGGACCTAAAATGCACAGATTTCGTATAACGCCATGTTCCCGATCAACTTCCGGATGAACGCTACTGTCGCTTTCAAACACAAATTGGAAAAACCCAGCACTAGATGACTCCTTTTTGGAAACTTTAGCCGGTTCAAAAGATTTAGCACCAGCCTTGTTCACAGCCTTTCGGGCCTGCGGAACGGTGTAGCTACCTTTTTTGAAACGAACGGCTTGTGCTGTCATCTTTTCGGCACCGGGTTTTTTAGCAACGATGACGTCCACCCCTAGTTTAGGGTGAACAGTCCTGAATGACCCTTTTTTGAACTTAGAAGGTTCCTGAATCCTCCCAGAATGTTCGTTAGGGTAAGGCATTAGAATGTACCACAGGCGATATAACGTTCTTCTGTGAGTCGTACGCCTCTGCCATTCTACGTAGTTTGATAATATTCCCGCATTGGTCTTCCGACCATTTACCCCATACTCTGTCGTTGGGCCACCCAATGTCCCCTAAGTGTGTAATAAGCGGCTTACGAGTAGCTACTACTTTGGCCCCTAATTCGTCTAACCTCCTGGAATAAAACCAATCTTCACTTTCGAATTCTACTTTATAGGTTCCGTTATGATTAACCACCCGATCTTTCATGGTAAAATACGCCACCAGTTCGTTAACGTTATTGGTGGACCGGAAAAACGGTTTCCTAATGTCAGCCAACCAACAACCGGTATTAACCAACAGAGTTCTATCCGGAAATCCTGTGTCCTCCTTGGAAAACGTTTCAGGTAGTTCCATAATTTCTTTGGAAGTAAATCTTTTACCAGCTTCCCAGGTGTTCATCGGATCATCGATTCCGGTACTGGTAAGACCCCTGTCGTCTTTGATGGCCACCACAGCAGAAATCAAGTCCGCTTCCGTCCGAACCATTTCCTCCCACAGTACGTTAAGAAATCCCTGAGCCGGTAAATTATCGTCGTGCAACATCGCCAAATGCGTAATTTCACCACGTTCACACATTGACAAAGCCGTTGCCAAAATAATGTTAAAGTTTCTGCACAGAGCCGTACACGGGTTGGCAAAATGCACCACTTCCGCGTATTTACAATTTGCCCCCCAAAACGCTTGAGCAACCCGCATGTCCACCGGACCACTGTAAGGCATTCCCAAAAATATTCGTGGAGTTTGTACGACCGTGGGCTTCGCCGTCTTTTCCACCCACCAATTTCGGGTGTCTTTGATTTCCACACTGTATCCGGCTTTTATGAAAAACGCATTAACAGCCTGCGGTACTCCGGGATCAGTTCGTTGGTCGTAATCATGTCCGAGAATAACCCCACCCACCTTAACTTTCGGAAACCACGCTTCCAAGTCCCGCATAAGTCCGGGGAAAGTGTGGTTTGCATCGATGCTCACGACATCTAAGGATCCGTCTTCAAACTTTTTGGACATTTCCACGGAATCACCTTCGTAGACATGCACATGTTCCACTCCGCACCGTTTTAAGTTATCCAAAAACTGTTTTTTGACAGATCCGCCCTCCATTAAAGCCATCTTTCCAGAGGTATCAGCCGTACTACCAGCAAAAGTATCCACCACACTTACGTCCATGCGTTTCCCGGCTTTCTTCAATAGTTCATCAAGAAATACAATGGATCTCCCCTTCCAACAGCCAACTTCCACAAACTTAGAGGTATTTGGAAATCTATCCACAACTTCCCGATACACTCCGGCCCCATAGTATGGACCGCTTTCGTCAAACCACCCTTCAATACCTTTCCAACCGGGTGTATCCGAATGTTCTGAAACGCACCTTCCAGTCGCTGTAAGTAACTGCTTGGAAGTCGTGCAGTACACAGGCTTACCGGATCCCACAGATATTAATGCAGCTTCGTAGGGGTTGCTTTCCACGAACAACGTTTTATCCAACCCACGATACATATCAGATTTCCATTTAGCAATGTTTTGGTGATTGCCCCGTTCCATCACATTCTTGGCGGGGTGCATAATTAGTGAAGTATACTTACATTGCCATTTACTAAGCCACTCTTCCGTAACCCCCCGGTATTTTTCCATACGACTTGTACATATTACCACCGGTTTATAACGGGGTAAGTACATCGGTACGGCGTTAGCAAAATTGTCAGTCCACACTTTTTCATCGTCTATTTCCGGTTGAGGGGGATCCACACAAATCACTCCATCTAAATCCATCATCCAATTCACTGCGGATTCCGTATTAGGGAATTCGGACTCCTGAGGAAACACTGGATTGATTACCGCTCCCCAATAATCCACACCAGGATTGGAAGAGTTAATGATGAAAGACGCTGCTGTAATAAACCTCTTTTTTGGATAGAGTTTCTTAACTTTATACACAGCCTTTTGTAAAGCCTCCCCAGATCCTATACCGTCATCCACCACCAAAATACAACCGTCAGGATTCAACGGAGTTCTCTTTCCGTACCCCAACCAAAATAATTCATCGACACCCAATCGTAAATGTAAACGAGTGGCTATAATAGTAGCCGGAATCATCCCTTTCCTACTAACCCCCACCACTCCGGAAATTTCGGGTGGAAGTTTCTTTATGAGTTCGTTAGTAGCGTCCACTAAATCGTTGTACGTGTACATTTCACTCTCCTGGAGCTAATAAAACATGAGTGCACAGAATAGCACCCCCAAAAACGTTACAGTAAATAAAGTGACCACAACCCACTTTATGGTTTCCTCAACGTTACATGAATGACACAATTCATCGGGAACAACCGATTTCCTACGACCACATTTGTAGCATTTAAACACATTATTCCCCTCTAGCAAATAGCAACCCAGAAGAAGTAGTTCCCTTCTGTTCCTGGGATTTGGCTCCTTGCCGTAATTCAGCATCGTGATCGTACCCTTCCTCGGAAGCCCATGTTTGACCACTGATGATGCCGTTCTTCCACAAAACTTCCCTACGAGCCGTTTCCTTTTCGGGTTGTCTTACAGAAATCGTCGGCATGGATACAATAATGTTGACGTTTTCTTTAATCTGTTCCAAAGGAACATCCCTAATTTCCCAACTGATTACTTTCCAGATGATTTTCATCCAATACCGACTCTGATAATTTTGTTCCACAGCCGTGGCTTTGGTAAACGGTGCTTCCGCTATGAAAGCACTACCACGACTTCCGTTCTTGATATTGGCGTTCAACATCCATTCCGGCATACCCCAACGAACAGCAGCAGAACGGGCCAACGCATCGGATACTTCCACATAGATTTCCGCGTTATTAACACCCATAGGACCAGCCAAGTATTGTTGTCCCTTGGGAATGTCTAGCACTTGACCGGGATACATCTTCCGGGTAGCTATATTTTTTGATCCACTGCCCGTCCGCATGCTAAAAGAATCAGTAGCTTGACCAGACTGAAACTGAAGTATTTGGGAGCCAGTTATTCCAGGAGCATGCTGTCTAATGAACGCTATGGCGGCTTGAACAGCCGCTCCCTCCCCCGTGTTTCTGATAACTTTCTTAATCAACCTCAAAGCCGTTTCTACAGGAAAGAAATCGGAAATACCTCGCTTAACTTGGCGGTCAACGTTGCATTTAAAAAACTCACACCACGTGTTTTGATTAGCCGAAGTTATATGAGGATATTTACCCCCTGGGATGTAATCCCAATCCCTACCATTACTACTCCACTGGACGTAATAACCGTGTACACTAGCAGCATCGTCTTCGTCACTATGTATTCCAAACAACATAGTAGTGGGAGGACCTTGATAACCCATCCATTCAATGATTTGTTGTTCAGTTGCCGGTTGTGTGATTTGATCAGGTTCAATAAATCGTACGGCTACTTTTCCGGGACCTTCCCACCATAACCCTAATCCACCATCCCCGTCCCTATGACCCCGAAGACATATTTCCCTATCGGCATCCCCGCTAATATCATTATATTCCATAAATTTATCAATTATACGATTGATTCTCGTTATCAAATTCTGATCAATTTTGGAATGTTTTTTAGCTTCCGCCCGAACGGATATGCCGGTACCTATTGTATAGTTTACTACACTATTCATCACCCCCTTGCCAACGGGATGAAAATCAGCCATTTGTCGACCCATACCGCGAATGTATCGTAGTTCAATCTCGGTAAGAAATACGGGGTAATTACGACCAGATTCCCTATTCCAAATTTGGGTAGGTTGCGAGTTAGCATACACGGCCGGAGCCATGTATTCATCTCCTAAATAATCTCTCGGATCAACAAAATTGTCCATGTAAAAAGAAGATTGTTCCATGGTGGGGGCCATCGTAGCTACAGCCATGGCACCCAACAAAGCCCGTTGATTTCGTTCTTCAATCTTCAACTGATTAGCACGAACATTATCTTCTAAAACACGTATATCCTGTCTACGCGATTTCATAGCAATCGGGGATTGTTTTTTCTTACGGCTCATACCAATATCCTTTCAAAGGATTCTGTATCCGTAACAAGCGTCCCATTAACCGCTTCTATAGCCATTGTTACGGCCATTTCTAAAGCGTCTGGACCATCATCAAAACTACAAGACGGAAAACCACGCAATTGATCCACCAACAATTTCGTACCCGGAGAAGCAGTCTTGAATTTGATGTGACCGCGTGCCAATGGTTCCGTCAACGTACTACGTATTCTCTGCCGTTTACTAATTTGTGGGGGTCTAGAAATACCATAAGGATAACAGATCAATCCACGTTGTGAAGCCAACAACCAAAACACCGGTGCTAATACTGCTTGGAATTGTACAGCCTCAATACCGAAAGCTTGGGGCCTCCACGTGGATACAATATCCAAACCATCCCCCATCATTTTAAATATATCTCGGCGCTGGATGTCTGCTTCCACGTATAGTTTCAAATCCCTGGTAATTGCTAACTTTATGAATGCAGAATAGTCACTTTTATCATTAGTTCCCACGGATGGGTCCAACGCCAGTATCTTCCAAGCGATTTCTTCCTCGGGTGGCCATTCCGTAAACCATATTTCCTCAAAGAAATATTCAGCAGGCCATTCCACATCCAACGTCATTGGCGGATTTTGTTGGTAAAGTGCTTCCCACATCCAAGCATATCCGCTAGCAACATATGCTGCTTTTCTATCATTCAACCATTGTAAACCAAAACGATCCGGCCACAGGGGATCTCCCGGACTCCTACCTAGTACATCCTGTTCTTCGGCCAATGCTGGGAACCGAATTCTAACCCATTTTTCGCCACCCCGTTCCTGATCAGCTAATAATTTTCCAATAAGATCGTCCAGATGCCATCGTGTGGCTACAATAATTATAGCACCGTCGGGAGTCAATCGTGTACTACTGGTTGATAAATACCATTTATAAATTGACTCTCTGTGAGACTCCGAATACGCTTCAATGGCGTTTTTGAAATAATCA